GTTTCCCAGTCACGATCCTAGTTTCTAAGGGAGCTAAAAAGACCTCTCACGGCTTTTCTAAACCCCAATTATTGGAGATGTTAGATACAGTCTCCGATGATAGCGCCGAATGAAAATTCGGCGCCCTGCACAGTTCTTCTACTTGATGTAACTGTGCTAGGTGACACCAACAACTAACTAAGGAACCTCTATGAAACCTTTAATTCGTAAACCTGTCTCTAAGTCTAAGTCTGCCCATACTTTTAAAAAACACGTTCGTAAAACTAAAAACGTGAATGTTACTGCTCCTATGCGTGGCGGTATTCGTATGTAATAAAAAAACCCCGCGGCGCCAACCGTGGGGTTTTAAGGTAGTCTCATGCCCTGTTATTCTCCCTTGAAAGGATATCTTTGTCAAGATGGTTTTCGCATGTCTCCTAAAGGTGACTGCAAGCCTCAAACTGTTCCATGTGGTCAATGTGTTGGGTGTCGCCTCGAACGCTCTCGCCAGTGGGCGGTGCGTTGTAAGCATGAAGCTGACGGATGGAAGCGTAATTGCTTTATTACTCTTACTTATAACAAGGAAAACCTGCCTAAAAATGGTTCTCTTGTTTATGAAGAGTTTCAGATGTTCATGAAGCGCTTTAGAAAGCGCTTCTCGGGTTACCAGCCGTCGGCTGGTAAGCAATTTGATGATATCTCTGTTCTCGATCGTTTATCTCCGTTTCCTTATACTGAGGTGATTTGGCCTATTCGATTTTATATGTGTGGCGAGTATGGCGAGCAATTCGGCCGTCCTCATTTCCATGCGTGTATATTTAATTTTGATTTTATGGATAAGTATTTATGGGAAACTACTGATGCTGGCTCTAAAATATTTCGTTCTAAGGTTTTGGAGGAGTTATGGCCTTATGGTTATTCCTCGATCGGTGATCTTACTTTCTCTTCTGCTGCTTATGTTGCTCGTTATATTATGAAAAAAATTACTGGTAAGGCTGCTGATGCTCATTATGAAACTGTTGATGAATATGGTGTTGTTACTTGGCGTAAGCCTGAATTTAATAAAATGTCTCTTAAGCCTGGTATTGGATTTCGTTGGTTTCAAAAATATTGGAATGATGTTTATAAATTCGATAAGGATGGTGATTGTGTAAAGGATTCTGTTACTGTTAATGGTCGTCAGGCTAAACCTCCTCGTTATTATGATCGTCTTCTTGAGCGATTTGATGATACTTCTTCTTATACTACTGCTAGTGGTGATGTTGTGTCATATTCACAACATATGGATGCGGTGAAACAATTTCGTGAAGATTTTATATCTAGAGTTGTTGACGATAATGGCCCTGATAGGTTACGTGCTAAAGAAGAAGTCGCAATGGCGCGACTTTCTATGTTGAAGCGTAAGTTACTGTAGTATAAGTTTTATTATGGAAAGTACCTTTAACATAAATTAACTTTTAATTTATAAGGTCCCTATGAAAATGATTATGGTTGCTATCAAGGACTTAGGAGCGCAATGCTTCTCTCGTCCTCAATATTATGCTCATTCTAACCAAGCTATTCGTTCTTTCTTTGATGAGGTTAATCGTCCTGCCACTGCTGGTTCTCCTAATGATCTCTTCTCTCATCCGGATGATTTTGAGTTGTATGAACTCGGTGTATTCAATGATGCTGATGGTTCTTTTGAGATTTTAAAATCTCCGAAACTTCTCTCTCAAGCTAAGGAAGTTCGAGAGTCTAAATAATTCTAATAGGACCCCCTAAAATACTTCATTTTAGGGGGTTTAATCTTAACTGGAGTGTTTTTATGTTCATGAATAAATCTGTTGATACCCACAAGTTTGCTATGGTTCCTAAGGCTGATATTCCTCGTTCTGCTTTTATGACGGAGCATATGCTTAAAACTACATTTGATGCTGGTTATCTTGTTCCAATTTATTGTGAGGAAGTTCTTCCGGGCGATACTTATAATTTGCATATGACTGCTTTTACTCGTCTTGCTACTCCTCTTTATCCTATCATGGATAATTTACATTTAGATACTTTCTTTTTCTTTGTTCCTAATCGTCTTGTCTGGACTCACTGGGTTAACTTTATGGGTGAACAGGCTAATCCGGGCGATTCTATTTCTTATACTATTCCCCAACAGGTTTCTCCTACTGGTGGTTATGCTGTTTCTTCTCTTCAAGATTATTTCGGTCTTCCAACTGCTGGTCAAGTTGGCGGCGGTAATACTGTTTCTCATTCTGCTTTGCCGCTTCGTTCTTATAATTTAATTTATAATCAATGGTTCCGTGATGAAAATTTACAATCTTCTGTTACTGTTGATACTGGTGATGGTCCTGATGCTTCTGCTTCTACTAATTATGCCCTTCGTCGTCGTGGTAAGCGCTTTGATTATTTTACTGGTTGTTTACCTAATCCTCAAAAAGGCGCTACTGCTGTTTCTTTGCCGTTGACTGGTAATGCTCCGGTGTTCGGTTCTGGTAAGGCTCTTGGTTTAACTGATGGTTCTGTTACTGGCGGTCTCTGGTATTCTAATTCTTTCCAAGCTGGTATTGCTGGCCCGGCTTATAATACTAATGTTGGTACTTCTACTTCTAATACTGGTAATCCTACTACTCCTTTGTCTATTGGTGTTGTTACCTCTGGTGCTTCTGGTTTGATTGCTGATCTTTCTGGTGTTACGGCTGCTTCTATTAATGCTATCCGTCTTGCGTTTCAGACTCAAAAATTGTTGGAGCGTGATGCTCGTGGTGGTACTCGTTATACTGAGATTATTCGTGCTCATTTTGGTGTTGCTTCTCCTGATGCTCGTTTACAGCGTCCTGAGTATTTAGGTGGTGGTTCTTCTCCAATTACTATTAATCCTGTTGCTCAAACTTCTGGTACTTCTGCTTCTGGTACTACTACTCCGATGGGTACCCTTGCTGCTATGGGTACTGGTATTGCGCGCGGTCATGGTTTTTCTGCTTCCTTTGTTGAACATGGTCATGTAATAGGTATATGTGCGGTTCGTGCTGATTTGACTTATCAACAAGGCATTAAGCGTATGTGGTCTCGTTCCACTCGTTATGATTTCTACTTCCCTGTATTTGCTGCTCTTGGTGAACAGGCTGTTTTAAACAAGGAGATTTATTGTGATGGTTCTGCTAATGATGCTTTGGTTTTTGGTTATCAGGAGCGCTGGGCTGAATATCGTTATGAGCCTTCTCGTGTTACTGGTTTGTTTAAGTCTACTTCTGCTGGAACTATTGACGGTTGGCATTTAGCGCAAAAGTTTACTTCGCTCCCTACCCTCAATTCTACTTTTATTCAGGATACTCCGCCTGTTTCTCGTGTTGTTGCTGTTGGTGCTGCTGCCAATGGTCAGCAGTTGCTTATGGATGCTTGTTTCCAAGTTCGTAAGGCTCGGCCGATGCCTATGTATTCTGTGCCTGGTCTTGTTGATCACTTCTAAGGGGGATTTATGGGTTTATTTTCTGGTATTTCTAAGGCTCTCGGTTCTGTTACTGGTGCTATTGGTGATATTTTCGATCCTGTTTCTAGTCTTGTTTCTGCTGGTTCTACTTTGCTTGGCGGTATGCAAGCTAATTCGGCTAATGCCGCTTTGTCTTCAGAGCAGATGGCGTTCCAAGAACGTATGTCTTCGACTGCTTATCAGCGTGCTGTGAAGGATATGGAGGCTGCGGGTTTAAACCCTATGCTTGCGTATTCGCAGGGACCCGCCTCGACGCCATCGGGCGCTGCTCTTGCTATGCAAAATCCTGCCGAAGGTGCTGCTCGTGCTTATTCTAATCAGGAATCTACTGACTCTGCTGTTCGTCTTCAAAAGGCTCAAACTGAAAATACTAATGCTGCTACTGCTAAAGCTGTTATGGATACTGCTACTTCTAAGTCTCAAGCTGATCTTAATTCTGCAAATGCTGCTCTTGCTCGTGCTCAGGCTATGAAACTCGGTGCTGACCCTAAATATGTTCTCGGTGAAGCTCTTAAGGATACTGGTTTCTCCGGTAAATCTGTCGTTGATGGTGCTAATTCTGCTGCTAAATGGTTCAATGATACTGCTGCCGGTAAAGCCGGCGGTTATATTTATGACCATCTATTTAAATAACTATTTAACAAAAGGTAATCTTATGAAAAGTCTTCGTTCTGATATACATTCTACTGCTCCTGCTCTTCCGTTTGTTCGTTCTCCGTTTAACTATGATCGTGATGCTGCTTCTGATGAGTCTGGTTTAAAATGTGAGGATCCTTCTCTTGCTGAACAAAACTTCCGTGAGGAAACTGATATTAATTATATTGTTGATCGTTTTATTCGTACTGGCGTTGCTCCTCAGGTTGATACTACTCCTTCTTATGGTGATTTTACTAATTCTTCTGACTATCATACTGCTCTTAATAATATTATTGCTGCTCAAGATGCCTTCATGGCTCTTCCTGCTGGTGATCGTGACTGGGAAAC